AAGAAAGTTTCTTTCAATGACTCCACATCAATCATACCAGCTGAGCACCGCGACTGCGAGACATGTTTTGCTGCTGGTAATGTTGACGGATCCAACACCAATTTAGAATCTTCATTGATTGAAAATCATTTTACTGAAATTTCCGATTCGGCTGAGAAAACAGAGGATAAGATCACAGCTTCACTCATTATTTCTGACACGTCAAATCCTCATATCATATTGTACCCAGATTTGGGAGGTGATTATAGTAAACATGACCAGACTATTGTCGATTATCCTATAAAATTCAATACGCTTGGTCATCAATCAATCAAACTTATCAAATACTCATCAAACAATGTTAATCACGATTTACGATCGTTTATCAGTAAGATAGGGGAGAGTTTTTGCAGTTTACTTAGAACCTCAGATACGTACAGCACGCTCGGTTATAGTGTAGAATCACAAAACGTCGCAAATGAGAACAAGTTAATAAGACTAAACTTGCTGGGGAAAATATTCAATTCTTTTAGTAGTAGTAACGAGGGACGGAAGATTATTAGTAGTGACACTGGAGGGAAGAATATCATTATTAAAAGGAACAAAAGAAACAAATTTATTGATTCAACCAAGGACATATATGACACATCAAGGTGGGCTGTGGTCGACTCACTCTTAATACAAAAATTCTTTAGTGGTAACCTCATGCCAGCTGGATCGATGATGACAGGGGAGGCTTTTGCTACACTGCCTTATAGAGTTTATGAAGCCATTAACAAATTAGTTCCAAGCTTAACATCCAAAGGTTCAGACAGCGATATCACTTCAATGGTAACATTTATTGACTGCATGGGAAGGAAAAATTCTCGGTTCAACATATTAATGGACACTATTAGTTTCATTGTTAATGATTTGACAATAATCCAATCCAAATGGTCTATGTCGAACGGTAGAACTGTGGTCATTAAAGGACTATACCCGAAGAATTGAGTGATACAGGATTATCTAGTTCTCTCTCGTATGGTGAGAGAGAACAATGGAGCTTGGTATACAGGGGTTGTACGATTACTAAGCTCCAAATATCCAGGTGATGTGGATTGGGAAGGAAACGGTAAATTTAAAGCTTTAGGAAAATCCAAGTATCACGTATTTGATAGGTTCGGAGAGTTAATAGGAATCAATTTTGGTGAGGACGAGAATGTTGACAAGTTCGGTAGGGATTTTAAAGCCTACTCTCATTACAAAGAATATCACACATTGTACGGTTTTAATTTCAGCATAGGATCAGTTATATATGGTAACTCAAATCATAACATATTTGCCATGGGAAAAAGGCATTTTGCAAAAAAGAAAACAGATGAACATGAGAAGAGTATTATTGACAAGTATCAATTAAACGTAACTGATTTTGATTTATGGCTCAGGAAAAATAATGAGAGTTGGTTCACATTAAACTCAAGGTCTTACGGAAGTTGGGTGAGATCTTTATGTCCACATGAGTACGCCTACAATTTTCAGGAAGCCTGTTTCCTTCTATCTCAAGAACCTCATATTAAAAAAGAGCTGAGAAAGAAGGCATATTATGAAATCGACAATGCGTCTTCATTTTACAAGGACATATTCATTGACAAGGTTGAATGGAAGATGAAAGGTATGGAGATGGCTAAATGTTCCAATAAGGAGATGAAAGTCCCAAGAGTGATTGTCGATTGTAAGGTGGAAAACAGTCTTGTTAGAGTCCATTTTGCTAATTCATGGAAGAAAGCTCACAGTGACATTGTTATGTCAAATTTCTATTGTGAGTGTGAATTTAATTCTAGTCCAGAACCAACCAAGATTGCTAAACTATTCGATTCCATCCAGAGCAGTACTAAACCTGTCACTATCAATTTTTTCTCAGATGACAGTATCATCACATTTATTGATTTAAACGGCATTAAGACTATTTTTAACGTCGATATTGCTAGCAATGATTCTAGCCATTCAATTCATTCATTTAAAGCCTTGGCGGAGGCGAGCAACATGGATGAAAGACAGATAGTCAATTTGCTAAGACTTGTTAAAACAAACATATTTGTCCAAAATAGCACTAAAACGAAGAAAGCCTGGTTCAGTTGTAATGAAGGTTATTTGCCTTCTGGGCTTGGAGATACTTCTGTATCTAATAATAACATCTACATGGTTATGTGTTACGCATTGAATAAATATTGTTTGGAAAATGACGAGTACCCAAACAAAGAGTTATTTCAACTTGTTGGTTTACTTATTGGTTTTCGTTTCACATTTCAAGAAGTGAAATATTTTGAGGAAATGCAATTTCTTAAGCATTCACCAATTATCATTAAGAACAAAACATATGCACTGCCCAATTTAGGTATGTTGCTAAAATATTCAGGTAAATGCAAAGGAAACATTCCGGAGATCAATTACCCCGATTTTATTTATGATTTCAGATCCAAATGCTGCTTTTATCAATCCTTATTGACATACGGTTTTTTCAAACTCTTTAGATATAAACCGTGGATGGTTTTGTGTCCTTACTTTGATTACCTTTCAAGGAATGATTATTCCAAGGATATCTCAAAATTGTCTAAGTTTGATTATCAGGATGATGATTGGTACATCGAATTAACAATGGAGCAAGCCTATGCGAGATATAGACATTTAAGTATCAATGATATTGTAGAATTTGAAGAATTACTGCACGGATTGTGTTTTGGTGTCACAATCTCTTGCGATCTTGTAGACAAAGTTATCGAGTCAGACTACGGTTACACTTGGTAACGTGAATTTATTTAACACCAGTTGCTCAAAACACGCATTATAGTTTCACTTGACTTTGGAAGTCAACTGTGC